AACATAAGTTCTCATTTTCGGAGTAAGTTGTTTTGAAAGATTCCAATCGTTTCTATCACCAGTCGATTTCAATTGGTCAGCGAACTCCACTAATGGGTCTGCTTCACCATGCGTTTGAGGTGATAGAATATTCTTACCACCAAAGTTGTAGTGGAAAAATAATTCGATAAATGGATTTGATGGATTGTGAACGTAAGGAACGATTCTTACTTGTTGCTTGCCAGGTTTTGGCTTCCATAGGTTGTCAGTTTTTGTAGTTTTCGTCTGTAAACTGTCCAGACGGTTTCGGATTGCATTTAAGTCAATTGCCATAATTTACCTTTTTTTAGTTATTATTAATTATTACTTATGTAAATATACGAAAATTATTTCTAACTTCCTAATTATATTTCACTTTTTATTTTCAACGCTGATTTAATCCCATGCGTTGATATGGTACTAATATACGAAATAAATTCCATACTACCAAATGTTTTGTTGTTTATTTACAACAAGTACATTGATTGTTCGAACCACAAGATGAGCTACACTCTTCTTTTGATTCACATAAACATTGGTTGCAGTTACATTCTTTCATATACTATAAATATTAAAATTTTTTACTTAACGTCAACTATTCGGAACAATTTTGTTGCCATTGTTTTGTATCCATCACCATCTGTTAAGATGATTGAATTACGAAAATCATTCCAGTTAACCTGATACTTTTTATCTTCAACCCCACCATTCAAATCTTTAATCAAACGATTTAATGCATTGATTGTATAGATTGTATTAGATTCTTTTTTTCTATGTACCATTATACTATTGGGTAGAAATTTAATTTCTCTGTTTGGTATGATATTGTAACTAATCACCAATTCTTTAGATGGTTCTAATTTAAGAACGAATATCTTTCTACTGAATAGTTGATATCCATCGAATATCTTAGTTAATAAATCTTCAAACGAAGATTCTGTTGTAAAAGTACATAATAATTGCGTTCTCACTCATCTCTCCCTATATCTTTAAAGCAGATTTTACTTTACCTAACGAAAGTTCTTGTGTACCTTCAAAGTTGTAACTATATCTACCAGTTGAATTCGTTCCCATTCTAAATTGTGAATATTTTAAATCACCCGTAGTTTCGTTTATACCACTTAACCCATATCCAGCTATAGTAAAATATGGACCTGATTTAGAATTTGCTCTTAAGTAAAATACAACTGTATCTGATAAATCTTTAGCTAATTTATTTTGAATAAATGTTTCTGAACCTGGATATGCGGTAAATGCCGTTCCTTTACCATCTTTATCTAAACCGAATACTTTGTATAAAGGTAATGTTGTTTTACCATACACCATTTCTTTTTCCAACTCTACTAATTGTGAATATAGTGTTTTAGCATCACCAGTTAAATCACCCAATATACTTTTCAGTACAATTGCTGATTGGAAGTTTGTTAGTAGTTTAGCTACATCATCTTTAGTTACGGGCGCAGTTAATGCAAGTTTTGAATATCCTTTAAAATAGAATGCTGGGTTAGCCATTGAAGCTTTTACCAATGAACCCATTTCTTTATTAACATTATCTACTAATTTATTTAATACATTTTGGTTTTTTGCAATTGTATCAAAAGAATCCCATATTTTTGGCTTCTTAGCTTCATTTAAAATACCTTCATGTAATCCTGCTTTAAATAATTCCTTCTCTAATCTCTTAACATCAGATTTTGGAGATTTTTTGAATCCATTTTCCATCTTTTTTAAGAATCCACTTAAGAACGAACCTAATTTAGATATTTTTTCTAATAATTTAGAACCTAAACTTTTTATGAAGGTAACTCCTTTATTTAGAAAATCTCTTAAACCTTCATCTAATTGAACGGACTCTAATGCTAACTTCTTAACATCAGCTGAATCTAATAAACCATACTTATCTTTTAAGAAACCATATATCTTACCTAATTGAGCTGCACCTTTACCTTTTTTAAGAGATACTTGTAAAAACTTAATATTTGTTCCTTTTATAGTACAAACGCCTTTTTTATCGTATTCAACAGGTAACCCCTCATTTAGTTTAGATATAAGTTCAGAACCTGGCACATTACATACAACACAATCGGCTGTATTATCTTTTACACCATCTACTAACTCAGAACGTTCTGTTGCTGAATAGTATCCTTTAATATTTTTATGAATTAGGTATGGAGTTTTAAATGGTAGAATTCCTTGTGTAAATTTAGTCATACCTGCCATTAACTGAGCTATCATAAAATAATCACCCAACGGCATTGAATCTAATTTACTTAAAATAGCATCTGGCTTAGCGTAGTCTCCACTACTCCCTAATGCTTTAATAAATCTATTTTTTACTGATTTAGTTACTTTTGCTAAATCCTCTTCAGTTTTAGCACTATCTAACTCCTTAAGAATACCAACACCATTTACATATAATCCCATACATGCCGCAGTTTCCATTGTATCTGTATCAAAGTTTACATCAGTTGCCGATGCACCTTTTTTCATTTTACCAAATAAAGATTGTATGTTTTTATCACTTGCCGTAATAATATAGTTTTTACCAGTATCATCAGCTGATACATATACCGTTCTACCACTATTAATTTTTACCTCGATACCATCATCTGTTGGTGATATTTTATTAAATGGGCCTTTAGGTACTCTTGTAGATGGTGGTAACCCCATTTTGAACAAATCTGTAGTATTCTTAAGTGGTAAAAATTTATCACCTACTGAATATTTGTTATCGTATATTGAAGCTTCACTAAGGATTTGACCTAATTCAATTAATAAGTTTTCTTTTAGTTTTTCTTTTTCGTAAGCAGTGAGCGAACCTTTTCTGATAGCATCGATATCTTTTTCTTCAGCATCTTCTTCACTATCTCCATTTTCATCTTCTGAATCTGTTTTTTCATCTTCTTCATCCTCTTCTATTGGTTCATCGTAAGCTATTGCCCCATCTAAATCATCATCTTCATCACTATGTAAATGTGCTGATACAGCAGTATCATTTGAACCCACCTGCATACCTGATTCTCTATTTCCACCTAAATGAAAATTAGTAGGAGTTTTTACTGCAGATTCTACGATGTATTCGATTACTTCTGAATCGAAATCATATTCTTCCTTTAATATTTTTCGTAAGCCATTTAATGATTCTTCGGATAATGGGTTTGTTAATTTATTACCCACTTCTATCCACCATAACCTAGCTACTTCGTTAAGAAATTCTTTCATATTTGTTCCGTTATTTCTAAATCAATAGATTTCATCTCAGAATATCTATCTCCGATTTCTATTTTTGTAGGAAATCCATTCCCCTCTATAAGTATCTTTAAATTTTGTAAACTGTTAAAATCATCAGAGTGTATATCTAATAAATATGAATCATAAGTATATAAAACCATTTTTGATTGTTTTTCTTCTAAAAACCCCATTACCTTACTTAAAATCTTCATATTTAACTCTGTTTCAGTTGCCTGTAACATATAATTAAATAGTTTGTTAGCGTTCATATCATTTAGGTTCTCTTTAGAGAGTTTTCTACCTAATGGAGTTTCTACATAACCCCTACGATTAAATTCCATCCACATTTTATCTATTTTGTGTGAAACTTTTGAGAATAAAGGAATATGTAGATATTCCTCTTGCACTCCCCCATATAATTGTCTAAATGTAATTGGTTTAGAATCATTATAAGGAACTCCATACATATCTGCTAAGGTTTGGTGTCCACTCACATCCAATGGAATTGGTTCACCTACCATCTTACCAATAATACGTGGGTGATAAGCATCATAATCAAATTGTATTAATTTGCCCCCTTCAAACCTACTAACAAATCTATCCCTACTACCATCATCTTTATTAAGTGCAGCATAATTAACTCCCCCATAATTGTTTGAAGGTCGAGATGTTGTTGTGAATGGATGATATTGAGTCCACTCTAATCCATTTGTAGTATGTATCCCATTTCGTTCTACTAAGTTTAGCGGCTTTATATAGAAATTTGAAAATTTCTTCACACAATCCGAATCCCAACCCAAATCGTAATATTGTAGGAACTCATTTCTCACATCTCTTACCATTTCTATATGTTTAGATATTGGAATAAGATTGTTAACTCCTTTGAACTCACCGAATCTACGATGGTAGAATGTATGTGTTGGTGTTGGGGAAGATTTGAGTTGGGAATTCGATTGTAAATATTTTATTAATCCTGCATCAACTGAGTTATCTATCTGAAGAATGTTTAGAAATGATTTATTATCGTAAACGTAAGATTCGTTGAATTTAAAGGTAAACTCATCTAATGTGGTTGTATGGTTGTCTATATTTTTTAAGTTGATTACAAACTCTGTATCGTTGGTTATATCGTATATGTATAACATAGATAATCCATCTATACAAGGGTGTATAGCCTCACTCTCCCATATTGGGTGAATGTAGACCTTATCCATTGTGATATTACCACTACTTAGAAATTTAACCATATGTAAATATACGAATTTATTTTGAATTATCCAAACTACTCATATCTTATTTTTTAAAATCATCCATTATAGAAGGTGAATTTTCATCCTCTTCCATTTCTTTTTGAATATTAACCCACTCCCATGATTGATATTTATCGTAACTCATATCTTAACTACAAAATAGGTTAGTAGGAACTTCGATTCCTTTTTGTTTTTTTATCTGATAGAACACATTGAAAAATGCTTTGTAAACTTTACCAGCATGCTCTAAGTAATCGGAATTTGGAGTTTTCCACATCATTTCACCACCATTCATTCGGTGTTTATTAACAACTTTGATTTCCCAACCTCTAAGGATGTAATCAACAATCTTTTTTTGAGCTGGAGTGAACTTAACACCCTCAATTGATTTTTGGAACTTTTCTATTTTTGTCATTTTTTAATTATTAGTGGGGTTTAATTCTCAACCCTTATTACACTACTAATATACGAATAATATCCGTATTTACCAAACTTTTAATGTTAACAAATTGTTAAGTTATTAACATCATCCCCATCGTACTTTTCATGGTCATGCTCTGAATAGAGGTTTAGGTTTAGATAATCACCTAAGTAACTGTCAACATATGTGAAGTTACTCTTTTCGGTTGTATCCCAATTAGTGATGAAGTTGTATTCATCTTTGGTAACATACTCTTTAGTATTTACCAACATTTCGAAGTGATTGTAATCCTCAACTGCTTCTCTTAAATCAAAATTTCTTAAATCACTCATATTTTATATTTTTACTATTATTACTGCTGGAGTGTTTATCACTCCCTCTTTACTACATAGTAAAGATACGGAAAGAAAACCATAATTCCTAATAAAAAGTGTTAAAGTTTTGTTAAAGTTATTAACAAATACCATAGGCAAATGCTACTATCATTAATATAAGGTATATGAGTGTACTTATATCTTTTTTTCGATTCATGTGTTTAGTATGATTGGTTAAACTCTGTAAAATCTAATAGCTTAAACTTTAAGTTTGGATATTTTTCTGATATTAGTGCTGTTGTTCTTTTATTAGTATCAAATATACCTGCTTCTAATATATTTCCACGCATATCTTTAATATCATGCATTGGGCCTGATATTTTCCATTTTAATTTTACTTTAGTATAAGTTACATTCGATAACCCATCCTCTGTTCCAATTTGATTATATTTTTCTTTATTTAGTTCCATACACTCCCCATCAAACCTATATCCAAAATATCGTTCCATATAACCATTTTTTAAATCTTCATCTGTTATAGCTTCTATATCACTATTGGGTGATTTTGATTTTACAATATCCAATTTTTTTATATTATCATAAAGAAAGTTTTTAGATAAATCCATACCAACTACATTTTTTAACCCCAACGCAGTAACATCAACATATGGTATTAACTTTTTTGATTTACCATCTACAAACGAAATTTCTGAAAATACTTCACCTGTAGTATATTTGTGATATTGTCCTATATACTCAATATTATCTATAAACATCCACTCCCCACCTTTGGTTATTAATCCATTAGTTATTTGAGCTTTTGTATAGTATATTCTATTTCTTTTAAATTCATTAGCTGCCATAGTTATATCCTCATTACAGTTTCTAATGATGTATCCCAACCACCCTGTCCATCAAATTCGTGGTTTACTGCGGTTACACTAAACATTACTTCAGGTCCTTGAAATACTGCTGGTAATCTATCTATCTTAATTGGTGATAAAAACTTAATTCCCCATACACCATCTATTGTAACACTTAGATTTAATGTATATTGAATCTCACTATATCTACCTTTTGCTAATTTTTCGTTCTTTCTAGCATCTCTTTGTATAAACCCTCTACACGCATCTCCGTATGCCGTAAGTTTTTGTGGAGATGCCCCTTCATCACCTATTTCATTTCTTAACTTTAATAAATCGGAAAGACCTTTACCTGCTGATTTTTTAGATGGGGTTATAGCTCCACTATTAGGATTTTTTGGAAATGGTCCACCATTTTCAGATAATAAAAACTGCCCATTTGATGTACCCTTTTCTATATTAGATTTAGTTGCCATTAAAACATAATCAGAATCAAACTCACTACTTAACGATACTGCTTTAGTTATCGACCTTTTTGATAATGTTTCAAATGTATATGGTTCTATTGCCGCTCCATCACTAGCTAATTTTTTATTTACTATGTTAATATCAAATGGTGGTTTCTGATTATCAGGTTGTAATGGTTGATTACCTTTCATTGGTATTGCTGCTAATGTGATTAACCCACCCGTTAAAACATCTATTCTCGCAAATATAGTTTTTAGAAATTCTGCTATTTTTACAGGATTTTTAAACCCACCAACACTTTTGGTTGCATCAGCCATACTCGTATATGTTTTTGTTAAATACTCAAATGATATAGCTATTTTATCTATATCAGTTACATCATCACCAGATGCGTTTGAAAGAAGTGTACTACCCCACTTGGAAAAGTTTGCGGCATTACCACCATCTGAAGGGTCTCCATAACTTCCTTGGTCTCCAGGTAAAAAACAATCTTTAGGGTCTGAAGAACCTATTTCTGTAATTTTTGGCCAAGTGTTAAGTGCACCATCTGTAGATATTTTATATTGGTTACCTTCAGTATCACCAATTTTGTTTATATATCTAATAAGTGTTCCTATAGTAGTAAAAAATAAGTAAGTTTCTTCATCGTTAAAGAACCCTGGCTCAACAATTAACTCAGCTGCACCAAATGTTCCATCTATTCCAACACCATCTACATTACCAGTTTCTACTCTAAGTTTGTTATCACCTAAATCTGAAACAGAATCGGGTCCATCATCACTATCTAATCCAAACGCAGTTCTACAAGCACATTCTAAATCGAATAGAAAATTTCCTTCTTTTTCTTCAGCTCCATCTTTGGTAACTGCAGTTGCTGCTAAATCATCTCCACCCCATAATCCGGCTGCTGACATTGCTTTTACACTACAATCAAATGAACCATCTTCGTTCATACTAAAATCATAATTGAAAACATTAGCAGTTACTGTTCCAGTATTAACACCACTAGCGTACCCTTTCCAACCAAAATCTAATTGAATTTCTCCACCGACCCTCATAACAGATGCTTCAGCTTTGTTTAAGTCAGCCATTGTAAATACTGTAAAGGAGAATTCTATATTATATAGATATGAATCAGTATAATCACCACCACCTTCATTTGTTATTTTACATGATTTTAGTAGAGGTTTAAATTTACGAATACCACCTTCCGATGTGTATAATCCAATGTGGGGTCCTTGATTATGTGATGCCCCATCACCGATTGTAAATCCACCTTCGGATTTTATAACAGTTTCTGAGTTACCTGTTGATTTTACAGTAATGTATGCGTATTTATCGTAATTCCATGCTTTACCATGAGCTAGTAACGCATCTCCACGTCTATTTAACTCAGCTGCTACATCTCCATCAAATTGTTGGTCAAATCCACTCATAACTTTACTTTTTTATTTATTTAATTGAATATATTCTTTATAAATTCCTAAATAATCATATGGTATTCTCAATTGCGTTCCAATTGGTATTTCTAAATCACCCTTACCTAAATAATTAGCTCTAGCTAGTATCCACCACAATCGTGCATCTTCATAATATTTAAAAGCAAGATTATCTAACCTATCACCTTGTATTGATATGATGTATGTATCATTTTGGCTTTTTTCCATCTTTGGGTATCTGATTGTTTTTTTGAAACGTTTACCCATTTCAGTTCTTAGTATTTCTATATTTTCGTATCTATTTGCCATATTTTACATCCCATTTAGATTATAAACGTTTGATTGATATTTAGGTAATTCGTTCATTAACAATTTTAATCCAATGGATACATCAATACCCATAGATGCTCCCTCATCAATATCCCAAGGTACATCATCTGAGAAACTATATGATAATGAATCAATAAATGATAATTGACTAACCCATAATTTACCTAAAGTGAAATCTAAAAGAATACCCTCATATCCATCCGATGCACTATAATTAGGCATTGTCATTGTGGATAATCTTTCTAATTTTTTATACAATGGTATTAATTCGGCTTTAGATGTTGGATATACTTTAAAATTAAAAGCTAAACTTCTTTCAAATGTTCCATACTTAAATGCTGAATCAGCTCTACCATTATATTTCATACCATCCCAAGATGGTGAGAATGTTTCGGTTATACCACTAACAGTTGCTCTAAATTGTAATTTAGAACCACCACCATGTTTATCAAATATTAGTTTAACTAAATCATCCTGCTCTGCTGCATTTATACCCGATGTTTGAATTGGGTCAGCGGCATGAGATGTAGTATAATCTGTTCTATCTGCTCCAACTTTACCAGGATTGGTAAATCCAAATTTAGATTGTAGTGAGTTAGATACATATCCAGCTTTATCAGCTCTTTTCTTTTCATCACCAGTTAATAAACTTCTAAAATCATTAATCTCAGTATCACCTGAAACTCTATCTGGTATATTACCATATGCAATAGTTTCGTATCCTTTAATTAGTTCTGATGAAGTTAATACTTCTATATTGTGAGATTCACCATCTGTAGTTTTTAACTTTTCGAATGGAGTATCATATTTCTTATGTACCTCATTACTTTCATCCAATGGGTTACCATCTTTTACGGATGTGTAAACTTTATCTAATCCAATACCACTAATTTCTTCTCTATCTGCATCTGAAATAGGGTATGGTTCTTCATCATTGTATATTCTACCAGCTTTTCCATTTGCCGTAGTATCATCATTACCTTTATTAGGTCCATCAGGAGAAAATAATGGTTTATACTCATCAGTAGAATCTTTTATTTCTTTACCTAATGGTGTTGTATCTCTATCAAATGGGATAGATGTAAACGTACCTGCGGTTGGGCCTGTAGAAGGGTCTGTACCAAGTGGGTTATATTGATTTTGAACTGTGAACCCATCAAATATGTTAAATCTAGTATCTTCATCTCTATGTGGGAATTTACCACCAGGAATTAAACCATAAACAGAGTTTGGTCCGCCAGGAGCTTGTAATCTTAAAAATGGTGCACCTTTAAAAGTAGAGGATGTACTGAAACTACCCGCAGTAAGGAATGATTCATTGTATAATCCTACTAATCTATTTCCTAAAATTGGAACACCCAATGAAACATCATCTACTTGTGATACTTTTTTAGCTTTTTGTACAACTTCGTATTTCTCAGGTCCAGCAGCTTCTGGTAATGGTAATATACCATGTCTACGTGGATGTAATCCTATGAAACTACCAACTGCTGATGCGATTGTATTAACAGGTGTCCATACTTTAGTTAATCGTTTTCCAGTTACAGTTTCAACATTAGAGTTAGATGCTTGTAAACCTAAGTTCTTTACACCCCACATTAACCCTTTTACTGAAATCATCCACTTACCAAGTCTAAGAGCATCTATCAGAGAACGTTCTGTTGCTGTTACAATACCACCTCTAATCAATCCATCATCAAATGGTATTCCAAATCCCCAGCGTTGTGGTTCACCTTTAGTTAAACCTTTTCTTTGAATACCTCTTAGGATTAATGGATGTGCAAATGCAGCCGTGCCTAAGTTAAATGAATCATCTCTTAGATTAAATTTATTATATTGTTCATCTAAAAATGATGGAGATTGTCGTTTGGCTTGGCCTTTACCAATTCCAAATCCTTCTTCTCCTGAATTCATACCACCTGCATCATTGAATGATGTACCATATGTTTTACTTAAAGTAAATGTATTATCATTTATATTTGAAAATAATGAAGTTGCACCATCGAATACAGTATTGTTAGGATTTACACCAATAAACTTAGTTGCTTCAACACCACCAAATTTAGAGTTAAATCCAGTAGCATGAATATCTAAAAGATTATTTACTTCTTTAAAATCTTTACCTTCGTTTTCTAATTTCTTTTTGAATCCAAAAGCATTTGGTGTTGTCTCTCCCAATCCGTTTTCTCCATTTGGAATATTCATTTGAATTGGAGTTGTTTCACCCAACCCTTTTTCACCATTTGGAATATTCATTGGAATTGGAGTTGTTTCACCTAAGAACTTAGAACTCCTATCTGATGATAGTGGACTAGTTTCACCTAAAAACTTAGAGCTCTTATTTGATTCGTTAGGTGTTGTTTCACCTAAAAACTTAGAGCTCTTATCTGATTCGTTTGGAGTAGTTTCACCTAAGAATCTTTCTTCTAAACTCATTGGGTTAGGTGTTGTTTCTCCTAAGAACTTAGAACTCCTATCTGATTCGTTAGGTGTTGTTTCTCCTAAGAACTGAGATTGGTTGTTAGCTTCTTTAGGTGTTGTTTCTCCTAAGAACTTAGAGTTCCTATCTGATTCGTTTGGAGTAGTTTCACCTAAGAACTGAACTTTGTTATTTGCTTCTTTAGGTGTTGTTTCACCTAAGAATTGTTCTGAGTTATTTGCCTCTTTAGGAGTAGTTTCACCTAAGAACTGAGATTGGTTGTTAGCTTCTTTAGGTGTTGTTTCACCTAAGAATTGTTCTGAGTTGTTTGCTTCTTTAGGTGTTGTTTCTCCTAAGAACTTAGAACTCATATCAGCTTCTTTAGGTGTTGTTTCACCTTTGAACTTTTCTGATTGATTTACTTCAGATGGAGTTGTTTCACCTTTAAACTTTTCAGTTTGGTTTACCAACTTTGGGTCTGTTTGCCCTAAATATCTTTCTTCTAAACTCATTGGTTTAGTAGTTGTTTCACCTTTGAACTTTTCTGAGTTATCCATAGGTTGAGGTGTTGTTTCACCTTTAAACTTTTCAGTTTGGTTTACCTTTTGAGGATTCACACCATTTTTATTTGGAGTTGTTGGTGATATCGATGTTTTTATAGGGGCATCCTTTACCAACCCACTAAGAGGTGTTTTGTTTAAGTTTTTATTAACTTGAACTGTTGGTTTAGAATCTAAAGGTGTTACTTTTGGAACTCTAAACTTCGATAAATCTGATTTCATATCTTTAAGTGCCATTAACTAAATCCCCTTGCGTTTTTACCTTGCCTTCTTTGGACAGCCGTTATCTTTTGTACAGCTTTACCATCTATTGATAATACTATTGGTTGTGATTGTAAAACCGATGCCAATCTTTCATAATCTATCATATCAGAATCACCACTATCTGATGATTCTTCATCACCACCACCACCGAATAATGAACCTAACCCATCCAATACGGGAGCGATAGCGGCTAAACCACCTATTGCTGCAAATATTGGTAGTGCTAATAAACCAGCTCCAGCCATAGATACTAAACCACCCGCTATACTAAATAGCCCACCTGCAACTCCATATAATGGTGCTGTAACTGAACCCATTGTACTTAATGATTCTGCTAAAGTTTCTATTACTGCGCCCGTTGCACCTAAGTTTGTTGTGATTGATGCTAACCCATCACCCGCCGTAGCTAATTGAGGTCCTATCATAGCTAATTCAGTTATATCATCTATAATACCACCACCAAAGAATGATGCTGCTGATGCAACTGCCATTGAAATTCCAAATGCAACCATACCAACTGATGCTAACATCAATGCTGGCCCTAATAACATTAATGCTCCAATATTCTCTAAAGATAATGCTCCCATCATAGTTACGAACCCATCTGCTATTGCTCCAATAATTGGTGGAATTGCTCCCATCACTCCAACTATTACACCACCGAATGCTTCAATTGCTGGTGTTGCTATATTTAATGCGATTGCGAATGGAATCATAGCTAATCCTAATGCTCCTATTAATGCTATTCCTAAGAATGGTAATCCACTAGCGGCTGCCGTTCCTAACGCAGTTAATCCAACACCTAATGCACCTAATCCAGCTGATGCTGGTATTCCTAATAACGATATAGCGATTAAGAATGGAATGGATGCTATTGCTAACCCAGCTGCTACTGCGAATGCTCCTAATGCGAGTGAACCCATAAATGAGGATGCCATAGCGGTTAATCCTACTGATAATGATGTGAAATTAGGTCCTAATTGTGCTAATGGTGTTAATCCCATAAATAATAAGAATGGAATTGATGCTATAGATGGAATTGCTGCAATTCCAAATGCGGCAACAGCCAATGAACCCATAAATGTGGATGCCATACTATTAAGACCTGTTGCTAATCCACTAAAGTTAGTTTCTAATTGTTTTAATGGAGTTAATCCCATAAATAATAAGAATGGAATTGATGGAAGTGCTATTATAAATGCAGGTCCTGCCAATGCAACTGCACCTATACCTGCGAATACTTTACCATCACCCATCTCTTTTAAACCATCGGCTAATGATTTTAACCCACCACCACTTTTAGAACCACCTTTATCTACTTTAGGTCCTATATCCTTTGTTTTATCTAAACCTGGCAAATCAGGTTTGCCACCTTTTATTTTACTAGCTAAATCTTTTGCTGATTTAGCTGCTCCTGTGAACATACCACCGATACCAGTCTTTCCATTCATCATTAGGTTCATTATAGCTGTTTTCGCTATAACCTTACCCATCTCCAAAAGTAAACCACCAGCTCCTTTAGCAGCTGAGAAGAATGCGCCTGATGCCATTTCAATGTATGGTGCTGCTTCTCCATATTTTGCTGTAAGTTCGTCTTGAACTCTTTTTTTGTCCATCATAACGGATAATTGTTCTTTATCCATTCCCATTGCGGCTGCGGTTGCTGCTTTTTCTTTTTCAGTCATTTGAGCGAACTCTTCTTGTCCACCCACACCTTTTAATATTTCTGCAGATAATCTTTCTTGAGCTATAGCTCTTTCTTTATCAGTACGAGCAGATTCCAGAGATAATGCTGCACTTCTTACAGCGTTAGAATTAACATCTCTACCTAGCATTACCCTAGCTTTAGCAGCTGCTTTCATATTACCTTCGATATCCAAAACATTATTTGCTATGTTTTGAATTTCTTCCATATTAGTACCCTGCTTAATTAAAGCTGCGTTACCTTCTAATATAACATCCAGTTGTTCTTGAGTTTTACCTCTCAGCTTAGACATCTGAGAACCCATACCTTCCATCATCTTTTTGGCGTTTACACCATGCTTTTCTGCTAATTCTTTTATATGGTCACCAACTTCACCAGCTTCCATTCCTGCATTTTGGAAGGTAGTTACTAAATCAGTTGCAGATGCTGCATCTCCTGTAAGTGATGCTACTTCAGTAACACCTTTTATCATATCTGATGTTGCTGCGTTTACATTACCAAACTTTTCAGCGATTGCTGATGCAGATGATGCTAATGCATCTGAACCATACAACATTCCAGTTAAACTAAATGATGCTGCATCGATATTACCTTTAAGTATTACGGATTCTCCTACACTAAGCCCCTGTTGAGTAACCATATCTCTCATTGTATCTACATGAGCGGTTAGTGATGCTCCAACATTTTCAAATGCTTTATTCATAGCAAGAGCGGCTACAGCACCTGAAGCTACTGCTTTAGCTATATCATCATCTAATCCTAATATATTATGGAGTGTTTTCTTTCTGTCATCAAGTAGTTCTTTACGGTATCCTTCTGCTTTGGCTATTTCATCCATTTGCACAAGTGTTGCACGAGTACTTTCTAATTGTGATAATAAATCTTTATCAATATCAAAGCCAAATTTAGCTTGTTTTTCTAAAAGTTCGGTAATACCTGCATCTACTACTTTTAAAGCATCAGCTGCGGAAACTCTATCCGCTAGAGCTGCAGCTAAATCTTCTTGTACTTTTAAACCACCAGCCCCTTCAATATTAACACTTTTAACAGAAGCCAACAGCATCTTAGACAAATCAGTTTGGTCCTTAATTAAGTCTTTTTCTTTATTAAGTGCTTTTTGTCGCTCTTCTTGATATTTAGCGAGTTCTTTAGCTGCTTGTATGTCTTGCTTACTTGCCATTCAAATCCCTATAAAGGTTTATTAGTAAGTACCTCTGGATTGCATCTTTTCCAAATGTGCTCTCAAATCTTTCAATGCTTGTTTTCCTGCTTCGGTTGGTGCATCATCAATTATATTATCTAAATCTTTATTGATAACAGCTAATTTAGCATTTAACTTTTTTTTCTTTTTTTTGAATATATCAAAGATACCTTCACCAAGTCCACGTTCTGTAAACAATTGTTTAAGTTCTTTTATTTTTATTTTTGCCATAATATTGTATCCCTAAATTGTTAGTTGTATATAAATATAGAAATACCCAACAAATCATCAAAAAATCTGTTGGGTATTAATCTTATCTTATTTTTGATTTAGCTTTAGCTGATTGTTTATCGTATGCTTTCTTTTCTTCTTGCTTAAATTCTACAATTTTACCTATGTAGAACTTTCTAGCCCAAACCGGCATATTATAAACATCAGTAAAGTTGAATCCACCATTTCCGTGGAATATCAAATCAAAAATGTGAGAGTGTAAATGCTTCCTATAACTAAGATTGAGGCCAAAAAAACCCAAGCCCCATAGGCAGTAGCATTTCTCTCCCTTCCCCGGTCTCTTCAGAAATAAATTCATAAGTTAAATCAACATCAGGTACGGATTTGTTTATATGCGTTCTGAGAGCCCTGGAATCGGCCGCAAATAATTCGTTTTCTACGAAGTGATTAATTGTATTTTGGTCTGTATCACCATCTACTGATACTATTGTATTTTTTAATCTGATAGTAAGTTGTTTATCAGTTTTATCATTCATCTTTCTAGATGCTTTCTTTTGTGCTTCTAATTGATGTTTGATTTTTCTTTCCTTACTTTCAGTTAATGCTTGAAAAGTAACTTTTCTTTTAGATTGTGGTAAATCGAATTCGAATTCATTTTTATGTAATTCTGTTTGACCTGAACCATCATAATCTGTAGATTCAAATTGAGTTAAATCAATAACTTCTTTCTGCATCGTACCTGGTTGTGTTGGGTCATCAATCTCTACCTCATAATCTTTACCATATCCTAAGATTCTAGCTGCTATCATTATTGCGTTCTTATCACCCAATGTAATATCTATATATTTAATTGGAGCTCCATCACCATTTGATATAATCAATGATTGAAACAACCTATCTAATACTGAACCATCTTTTATGTAAGATTGTGTAGTAAGTATATCCTCTTCTTTAGCTGTCATATACTTCATTTCCACTTTACCACTTGATAGAGGATTATCTTTTGGATAAACTAATCCTTTTGATGGTAAATCTACGATTTCTGTTGGAAATTTGTAATCAGAAACCTTTTTTTGCTCATACTGTTGTTTAGCGAGCTCAACCATATCTTCGGAAGATACTGGGTTTTTGTATTCATCTTGTAATTTTTCTTTACTCATAACGTTTCTCGTTTTAAAACTTATTTAATGTTGGTTAACCATATATAAATATACAAATAATATTAATTAAACCAATTAAACGAAAAAACCCCTACTAACTTAATAGTAAGGGTTTCTAAATTTGTAATACTTAGTATAATTTGATAATTAGTATTGTAATATTGCGTAATCGTATGCTAGTGTTAAATCTACAGTTGCGATATCTTCACCAGTATAGTCCATATCTGAGAACTTTGCTGTTTCGATAAATGCTCCTTTTAATGTCCACTCTTCTACTTTATCACCTACAGGACCCAAACTGTTAAATGTGATATCTTTTTTGTAGAAGTCAGAGTAACCATCTCTACCTGTTACTGATTCATGGTGTAATCTTACCCATTCCATTGCTGCTTGTGCTGCTGATGGAACTACCGGGTCGTATAATGATATAGTTAAACTACTCCACTCACTTCTTCCTTTTACATATCTTCTAACATTGATATGGTCTATTGTAACCTTACCATTTGCTATTTCAGGTCTGTTGGCTGCTTTCACTAAGTACGCTGGGATTCCCTCAATGTACATAATGAATCTGTTCGACATCTTCGGTTCGAATGATGTAAACATTACTTCTGTTGGGTCTAATAATTGTGCCATTTTTGTTTTCCTCTGTTTCTAATTCTTTAATATAAATATAGTTTATTTCAAAAAATAGTTAGTTCCCCCAAAAATATTAGGGGAACTGAACCATTATTTATATACTATTCTGGAAATGCTGCTCCAGTTGGTAATACATTGAAATCAAGAACTATAAATTCTGCTGTTTTAGCCGGTTGTAAGAATATCTCACCAACCATTATATTTCTATCAATTACATCTGGTGTGTTGTTGGTTTCATCCATCTTCACTTTAAATGCGTATAAACCTTGTCTTTGTTGAATTGATTCTAAGTAAGGATTAACGATTGATAAGAATCTATTTCTCGTAGCTGCTGTGTTGTTTTCAAACACTAAGTAACGAGTAGATGATGCGATGAATTTCTTCACTGCAATTAACAATCTTCTTACATTGATTCTATCCAATGCCGATGGTTTAGCTTGTAATGTTTTCTGTCCAAATACAGTTACACCCTGACCAGGGAATGTTGCGATAGGATTCAATCTACCTTCGTAAAGTGCATCTCTCTCAACTCTAGTCAATCTTGTCTTAGCTTCAATTACTGAAGTTAATCCACCTCTATTTAAACCAGCAGGTGCGAACCATTCGGCTGCAACTTGGTCATTAAATGCTATAACACCCGGAAGTACTACAGATGGCGGAACCCAAACAGGTTTGTTTTTATCAGTATTCAATATCTTAACCCAAGGGTAGTAAGATGCTACATAGTTTGAATCAAATGCTTGAACAGCGTTAACTGCCGTAGATATTGAATCACTCCATGCAGATGCATCCATAATAAAGAATGTATCTTGTCTATCTTCACACATATCTTTAGCGAAAGTACTTACTGAAGAATGTAATCTGTGGATAACACCCGGTAATACTAACATATTGATATCAAATTCATCAGGATTAGATACAGCGTTAATTGCTTTTCTGTATGCTAATGTACCTGCTGCTGTGTTAGATGATAAATCATATCCTTGCGAATTTCCTGCTGAGATATCATTTGCTAATGAAACAACTCTCGATGGTTTAAATCCATCAAAACCGCCTTGGAAAGGTACTAAGAACTTACGAGAGTTAATCGAAGTAATAGTATCATTTAATGATATTGCTGCTGAATTAGGTGATGCTGATGATGGGTAGTTAGCCCCAGCGTCTTGATTGTAATCACCTAAATAAAATGCCGTTCCTACAACTGCTCCTGTTTTAGGTGTTGGTGCTAGGAAGTTTCTATTATCTGTTCCAGCGAAATCAAAATCATATCCCCAAAATTTCTTAGGGTTATAAGATGAGTTGATTTGTTGTGATGCTACAAACGATGGATTAGGTAATGCGAATGCTGAACCAAATGGATTTTGTATTGCTCCGAATCCGAAAGGTACTAATGATTCATCAATTGCTTTGTTCTTAACTGCATTTGAAGCTTCAACTCTAATATTTTCTGAATTGTTAGCGTAATCACCATTAGTTGATAATTTACCATCATCATCTACAGTAATGTACTTATCACCAATTACTCTTACGATGTAGTTTGGTGAATCAGGGTCTAAGTTAACACCTTGGAAGGTTTCAACTAAATTAGGTCTGATATCAGAATCAACTACTCCTACAAATGGTGAACCAGCAATCTTATCTTGGTCAACTCTTCTTACTACTACAGTAAATGAACCATACTCAGAACCTGGTACTGAACCAGCTGGTTTCACATCTTGAATACCAACTTTAAATTCGTAGTTAGTTGCTGTACCATGTGATAATGTATGGAACTTAAATAAGTTAGTAGTGTTACCACCAACTTTTTGTGATGTAATAAATGGTGTTGATGCTTCAGTATATGCTTTTCCATAATCAATATCTTTAGCTTTATCCAATGTTACTACTGGAATTTCACCAGCTTTAGCAAATGATGCTGATTGGAATGTTTTAAAGTTTGAATAAACGTAAGCTTCTTCAGAACCTCTTGGAGAAAATCCAAATGATTTTGTAAAGTAGTTATCGTTTGTTGGGTTTAATGATGCTGAATACGATTTTGTTGCTGCTTCAGAACCATCTACTGTTAATGTAAACAACGAAGCTGATACTTTTGGTGATGCTTTATGGTCTACTATTAATGAATCATCAAATACATCTGTATCTGATACGATTTCATGTGTTGGGTGTAATACTGCTACTACCTTAACACCATTAGATGATGATACTGATAATGCTATTGGGTTTTCAAGTTTGTACCCGTCTTTTCCTAATACTCTAACGATTGTTGCTGTTCCAGCATCTTCTAAATAAGCTTGTGCAGTATATGGTAGGTATGAATCTTCTGTCAATCCACCGAATACTTGTTGAAACTCTTGAAAAGATGATACTGTTGTTGGAACGAATGCTGGTCCTTTTACTGCTGAACCTACTAATGCTGCTCCAATTTCGCCAATCCCTTGAGGTAGAAACGACAAGTCCTTTTCTCTTGTAAATACTCCGGGACTTACTATTCTTTCTGCCATTTGATTCTCCTATTAATTTCTTTTGGTTTTTATTATATATATAAATACATCAAAAAACTCAAAACGATTATATTTATGCGATAGGAGTAAAAGTTCCATTTTCTATGTCAAATTCCCCATTACCATATTTCTCTTTGAAATCGCTAGTAATTTGAACTTCATCATTTCTCATAGACTTAAACTGTTCGGATAGATTTTCTTTTGCTTCTTCAATATTTTTCAATATCATTTGTGCATTTAAACGTTCTACCTCTATCTCACCTATCCTTGCTGTAACCTCAGCAAAGTCGCTTCTGAATTTATTAACTCTTTCAATATCTTTTTCATCGATATTGATAACTTCTTTTTCGGTTATTTTTTCTACTTCTGCCATAACTTAATGTTTTTTTTAATTTGTTTGTTATACTTTATGTGTATATAAATATGATAATATTTTTCTAAAGATTAAATTTTGGGATTTGTTTTCCAAACTATCTTTGATGCACCAAATGCTTTTTGTGTATTTATCGTATTTTTACCTATATCTTCTGGTACTAAATATGCTTTAGCGGTTAGTGTTACATTACTTCTAACTATTCGTTCTTCACCCACCCCATTGGTTGTATCAAATGAATAAGATTCACCTTTAATTTGGAATTTATATCGTTCTCCAAATGTACCACCTTGAAAGTATATAATTTGCTCTACTACCTTATTCAAATCTTCCATAAAATCACACCACACAATTACATCATACGCAATATTCACATAATCAGGTCTATCTACTATATACTTCTCTAAAACAGGTTTTTGGTCTTGTAAAATAGAAAATTGGTCATATTGATTTTCTTTTGAATATTTTTTAACGAATGATTGTGAACTATCTGCATCTGTACGAACTTTAAGTTTAGATATTTCGGTGTTAATATCTAATGAATTTCTTTTAAACGAAATAAGAGGTGTTTGTACTTTACCATTATTATCTCTTAAAAATCCTTCTCTTTGAGCGGATGCCCAATTTTCTGGAGATGCATACATTACTGGTACAGGGATAAACTTATCATTTTCTTCAATAAGTGGTTTAACATCGTTTTCTAAAAAGCTTTTAAATGCTAAATCAATATCGTAAATACCTACATTTACATTTTTAACATCATCTTTTCTACGAGAGATTTGTTTAGATTTATTCAATATAGGGTCATCTGAAAAGGAACTTTGAGTTCTTTTCAAATCAATCTTATCATCTCTTTTTATTCTATATCGTTGAGCCATATTAGATTCCTACTGGTAAATCATTATTATCTTTATTAACACCTACTCTAAAATCATCTCTTAATTTTAGTTGACTTCTTTTAGCTACATGCGTTTCACATATAATAGATACACTATACCCATGCTCATCACCACCATCCCAATTAGCTGGGTTTTTACCTGCTATGAATTGATTTTGGAATGTTACATCTACTATGTGTTGTTCATCATTCCATTCAATCACATCACCTAATTCAGGAAATATGTTTTTTTCTACTAAAATATCTCTTAGAAAGTAAAAGTTTACATTTCTAGTGTAAGATGCACCAAATTCATCAAATACTGCTTCTGCGTTTGTTCTATCAACTAATGTTGGTATTTTTACAGGATTATAATAAACTTTGTTTTTACCTTCACCATATAAGTTTTGTTTTGTATCTTCTATAATGACCTTATAGTAATACACTTCGGTATCTATGATATCCGTTATCAACTCTTTGTTTATTTTACTAAACAATGCCATATCTCTTTGTCCACCGAATAGTGCCATTTGTTACCCTATATAAATTGCACGAGGAACTCTATTAAGAGTTAGTTCCATCGCTTCTGATTCTTCTTGTTGTGCTTGAAGTAATGCTTTTCTAGAAGTAGCTTCTAAGTTTTCTCTTAATTCTGAGATTAAGATTTCTTTTTCAGAAGATGCTTCACTTCTTAAATCTGCACCATCTAATGTTATTTCTGAGTTAGGAATTGGTACTGAACTAAACTTAGCTCTCACTGCACCTAACATTTCTTTAGCTAATGCTAATGTATATTTTTCAATCCATCTTCTACCCACATGGTTTATATGTGTATATCCAATTCTATCATATTTAGCATTTGAATAATCAGATACTACTGAATTAGCTACTATTGGATTATTTCTTTCTGATTCTAAAACATAGTGGAAGTGCACCTTATAATTTCGTTCTGGTTTTGGAAATATTCTAATTCTATTATTTTGAATATCGAACCCATATTGAGATTTACGAACCTTATCGTTAAACTCAATCGCTTGAACTCTTAATAAATCATCATAAAGTGGTTGCATCATAAATGAAACACCTGGTGAGTAATTACCCCAACCAAATGTATCCATCATTTGTTGTGAACCTAAACCAGTTCCTACGAATGGGTCAAAGTATCTTACCATCGCAGGTGGTGCATCGTGCATCATTTTTTTGATTTCAAATTTATCTATACCAGCAGTTCCACTTTCTAAAGATGCGCTTGAATCAGTTACATCAGTCAAATCATATACTTGTTGTCCATTTTTTACTTGGAATGAACCTGTATAATATGTTATAGAACCACCACTACCAACTTCACTTCCATAATCTTTTGCTAAAGTTACTAATCCACCTAAATTTGCGTTAAGTTGGGATTGAGATAAATTAGAACCAGTTGGTTGTCCTTTTATCGAAAGTAAGTTTTCTCTAATATTAAATTGATTAACTTGTGTTGAGTATTCTGTAACCGCTTCTTCAAAACACGCATAAAAGTTTATATCTTGTAGTTCTATATCAACTATAGGATAACCTAGTCTCTTTGCGCACCATCCAGCTGTCTTATCAACTGATGATTTGAACTCTGTATCGGAATCATAATGTCCAAATGGTGTATTACCAGCTGAAAATGATGATGAGCCCGGCCATATTGGAATATTTACTGCCATTTATAATCTCCTAATTCTTTTATATAAATATGAGAATCTAAAAGAATCACTATACTCTGTAACTCATTGATACTCAGTGCTTTTCACTATCACTATCATAACTCATTGGTTTTGAGGAAGTTATCTTCCCTTTTCTTTTTCTTCTTCTTCATTTGCAGCATCGTGGTCATATGAATAAAACTCAGTCATATGATGTGGTGCCGATTGGTTAGGTCTATTAGAAGATGCGTTTACTGCGTTAATAGTACCAAATCCACCAGTACTCAATGAAGTTAAACCAACATTAGATATACTACCGATATATCCGTTGTAATTATTTACCCCAAACTCTTTCCTTATACTTATTAAGGATAACATTCCTGATGCTGGAACTGCCATTATAGTTTCCCTTTAATTTCAGTTAATTCTGATTTTAGTGAATCAATCTGAGTTTGTTGTTCTTTCATACCTTCAATTAGTACTGCTACCATTTTTTCATAATCTATAGTCTTATATAATGTGTTATCATCTTCATCATCATTTAAGAATGGTTGTTCATGCTCATGTACAATAGTAGGTATAACCTTTTCTACTTCTTGTGCTATTAGCCCTAAATCATGCTTACCTTTTCTGCTACCAGCATTCCAATCATACTCAACACCTCTAAGTGCTTTGATTTTATCTAATGGATTTTCGATTGTAGTTACATTATCTTTAAGTCTTTCATCTGATATTGTTGTTGAAGCTGCCACTACATCGTTATCAACGTGAAGATTACCAGAATTATCTAATCTCATATCTTCTGCACCTGCAGTATAGAATCTCATACCATGTGATGCATCAAAGAAAACATAATCATGCGTATTACCAGTGTAGATATCAACAGCTGTTGAGTTTCTTCTTCTATCATCTTCCAAACGGAATGTAGTTCCACTTAATGTTAATCCGTAATTACCATCTGCTGAATAGGTTGTATTAGTATCTGTATTTTCTACTGTTTCAGTTGCTGTAGATAACCCAGTAACGTGTCCGTAAGTATCTAAAGTAATATCTTGTATGTAAGTTCTACCACTATTGTTTGATGAACCTTGTGATGAAGTATCTGTATGAGAGAATGTAGTACCACTTAGAGATAATCCACTTCCAGCTGAATAAGTTGTGTTTGTATCTGTAGTTATATACCCACCATCCCCTACAATTTTCAGTACATCTGAATCACTTAGTTGGGTGTTTGTATTGGTATCGGTTGAACTGATTACACCACCACTGCTTATTGATACGTTTGAACCAGCTGAGAATTTACTTCTAACTTGTGCATCTGATAATTGAGTATTTGTATCCGTATTAACTACAGTTTCAGTTGCCGTAGCCAATCCCGTAACGTGTCCATAGGTATCTAAAGTAATATCTTGAATATATGTTCTACCACTTCCATTTACTGAACCTTGTGATGAAGTATCTGTATGAGATAATGTATTTCCACTAAGAGTTAATCCACTACCTGCAGCTCTTTGTGTATTTGTATCTGTATATGATGTTATATACCCTCTTCCGTTAGAAATTTGAGAGTTATTAGTTACATTAGTTGCTCCATCTGCTACATTTAATAATGCTCTTGCTGCAGCGGCTGTAAAAGAACGACCATAATTATCACTTCCGTTTGTTCCAGTAAATAATCCCATTCCTGAACCTGCTCCAGAAGTACTAAATGTTCCCGTACCATTGAAATAACTAGCAAATATGTAACCATTACCATTTCGTTGAACTACCGTACTATTACTAGCACCTGCTGAAACTGTGTAAGGGAAACTATAGTTGTTTGCAGTTGTTGAAATAACACCTGTGCTATTATTATAAGATATTAACCCAGTACCCGAAATCTTACTTCTAACTTGTGCATCTGATAATTGAGTATTTGTATCTGTAGTTATAAACCCAGCATCCGTTACAATTTTCGTTACATCTTCATCACTTAGTTGGGTGTTTGTATTGGTATCGGTTGAACTGATTACACCACCACTGCTTATTGCTACATTAGTACCAGCTGAGAATTTAGCTCTAACATCTGCCGTAGATAATTGGGTGTTTGTATTTGTTGAAGTAATAACACCTGTTGATGCATTATATTGTGAGTTACCACTTGCTGAAATCTTACTTCTTACATCTGCAGTTGATAGTTGAGTATTATTATCCGTAGTTTTGTACCCAGCAGATGCGTGATTTCCCCACCCATATGCAGTATTCCAATTTGTTGAACTACCACCAGTAGCACTTACTGTACCACTAGTCCATATTCCTGATTCTCCGAGTGCTGCTTTTGGGTTACCATTAGTACACCATACCATTTGGTGTCCACCCGCCATTGTACCACCTGTGGAGTTATTTGTATGTTTGTATGCTAATCCATATAAACTTCCAAAGTTAGTTCCAGATGCGTGGTTTTTATATGATGTACCCATTGACCATATATGGTCTGTTTTATAAGAATCGTATGTACCAAAGATTCCTTCATCTCTAGCAGTAGATACTAATCCACCTGAGAATGAATCATCAGCGTTTGATTTTAAGTATGTGGATGAATCAAGTGCATCTAATTTGTTTTTTAATGTGGTTGTAAAGTTTTGTTGAGTCAATCCACCAGCACCAACTGAATAAGTGGTGTTAGTATCTGTTGAACTGATTACACCACCACTGCTTATTGATACGTTAGTACCGCCTGTAAACTTGCTTCTTACTTGTGCATCACTTAGTTGAGTATTTGTATCTGTTGAAGTAATAACACCTGTTGAACTATTGTATGATGAATTACCACTTGCTGATATTTTACTTCTTACTTGTGCAGTTGATAATTGTGTATTTGTATCTGTAGTTACAAACCCAGCATCTGAAATTACTTTCGTAATTTCCTCATCACTTCGCTGAGTATTGGTATCGGTTGAACTAATTACACCAGCTGAAGAGATTGATACATTAGAACCACCACTTATTAGTGAAGTTCTAAAATTAGCTGGTGTCATATACCTAATATAACTATCTGCAGAACAATAGATTCTATTTATTGTACCAGATGTAGCACCTGATGTTGTGTTTATCCAACCAAAATTTGCATATCCGTTACTATCTGTTCTTACAACTTTATTTGCTTCATTATTTCTAGCTGTATGTAAATCTAATCCATCTAATAAATTTGAATCTGCTGCTTTACCTGATGTACTTAATTTTCCAGCTAATGAAGTTGTAACACTTCCAGCAAAATCAGAATCATCACCTAAAGATGCGGCTAATTCATTCAATGTATTCAGAGCGGCTGGTGCCGAATCAACTACAGTTGCAATAGCTGCATCTACTTGAGCTGATGTTCGGTATCCTGCTCCATTCGTTAATTGATTGTTATTGGTTATGTTATTTGCAGTTGTTGAAATAACACCTGTGCTATTATTATAAGATATTAGCCCAGTACCTGAAATCTTACCTCTTACATCTGCCGTAGATAGTTGTGTGTTTGTATCGGTATTTGTATCGGTTGATGAAATTGTTACTTTTTGAGTAGATGAATCAAATGATACTGATGTCGCTCCACTACCAGCGAATCTAATTTCTTCATTTTCTGTTACTGTAAATTGGTCTGTTCCACCAGAGTTAGCGATTTTAAACCCATCACCCATATCAACTGTATTGGTGAATGATGTTATAAATCCGGCTCCGTTAGTTAATTGGTTGGTGTTGGTTATGTTATTTGCAGTTGTTGAAATAACACCTGTGCTATTATTATAAGATATTAACCCAGTACCCGAAATCTTACCTCTTACATCTGCAGTTGATAGTTGGGTGTTTGTATTGGTGATTACACCAGTTGAGGTGTTGATACCTGTTCCACTAAATTTACCTCTTACTTCTGCAGTTGATAATTGTGTATTTGTATCTGTGTTAGTATCAGTTGAGGATATTGTTATATTACCACCAGTTTCTGAAATCGATACGTTTGAACCAGCGACAAAATCTAAAGATTCAGAACTACCTAAAGTATTACCACCTGCAGTTACGTTTCTAAATGTGTTTGTATCTGTAGTTATAAACCCAGCATCTGAAATTACTTTCGTAATTTCCTCATCACTTCGCTGAGTATTTGTATTGGTATCAGTCCAAGGTACATTTACATACATCTTTTCTGCAGAAAGTTCTACTGGGTAGTTTTTACCACTCTCTGCATAACCAATCTTAAATCCACCTCTAGCAGATGAAGTTCCCAATGGTAATGAATAATTATTATAATTATAACCTAATATTTTATCTTCTACTGCAGCTGATGTCATTATATGACTATCATTATTTGTAAATTCTCCTGAATCATCAATACCTGTAATAGTGTTTCCATCTAAAACAAATCCACTAAAAGTAGTATTACCTGTTACAGTTATACCCCCACTATTTGTTTCAAACTTTTTAACACCATTATGATATAAGGCAGTTTGCGCATTGGCCTGTCCATATAATGAGTATTCTCCAGTTGAAGTAAGTAATTGTACATCTCCTGAGAAAGCTGCTCCACCAGTTACAGTAATACCTGTAGCTGTTGTTTCAAACTTTTTAGCGTTGTTGTGATAAATATATACCGCACTATCGGCTACACCATAAATCATATTTTCACCACCTGCGCTTTGCAATCTTATAGCGCTACTTTTAAGATATAAGCCTCCTGTACCTGTTTCATCTATATAACTATTACTACCATCGTGGTATATTTGTAGGTCGTTGCCATTACCAAACAAAGATTTTGTATTATCCGTATGTTCTACGTTTGCTTGAGCTACTGAAACACCATTTGTAACCCATCCACCAGTTACTTCAACTCCTGAACTTATAGTTCTAAATTTTTGTGCACCATTATAGTAAAGATTTACTGAACCATCTGAGCTAGCAATAATCATATTTTCACTATCTGCAGCATTGTTTACTACAAATGCACTAGCTAACACAGTTAAATTACCAGTACCTTGGTCACTTATCCAACTATGAGTACCATCGTGATAAATTTCTAAATCTTCTGAATTTCCGAACTTTAATTTACTATTATCAGGAACATAACCATCAAAAGTTGTAGCTCCAGATGCGTTTATGTTAAATATGGGTGCACCTGATATATCTGATATTGAGAATATATCTCCTGTTAAATCATCGGTGATTGAGAATAATTGTCCTTGAGAGCCCTGTATATCTAATACAGTTTGTCCACTTCCAGTACTTGTTAGGTTTAATGAGTTTAAAATTCCATCACTACCTGAAGTGATTACTTTTTTCCAATTTGGCATAATTTCTTTTCCTTTTAGTTATGGTTGGTAACTTACAAAATGCAAGCCCACTTCCCCTTCGGGCCAATATCTTACGGATATTTAGTTATAAATATGTAATTAATTTTTATTAAATAAAAAATTGATGGGAATTATATTCCGAATCTTTTTCTATATGCATTAAAGTTTTGTTTTACCTCTGAATCCGATAGTATTCTATTATATATTTTAAATATAGAAACATCCACATTACTATATGTTACACTTTGCCATCCACCTGGAACTGTACCTATGGACCAATTCATATTAGATGCGGCTGTAACTCCACCTTGAGAATTTGTGGTAGATGATTCTAAAACCCCATTGGTGTATATTTTCATAGCTTGAGTTGATTTGTTGTAACTAAAAGTACAAATATACCACTCATCAGCTGAAATTGTTGTTGTACCATCTGGGTCATCAGTTCCCCAACCATGCATTCTAAATTTATTATTTTGTAATCCTAACCAAATTCTATTAGTAGAAGATGAACCATTTGCATAAACTGCCAATGGTGAAAAGTTAGAATACGAACCATTCATTTTAAATGCAATTTCAATTGTTTTAGTATCTGAAGTAATACCTGTAGAACCTGTTATTGTTAAATAATCATCAGTACCATCGAATGTTGGAAACCCATTAGAATCAAAAGAAACTGTGGATGTATTGATAGTAGTATTACCTTTTACATCTACCAACCCATCAGTACTACTTCTTTCAGTTGTTGAACCATTATATTCTTGGTATGCTGTTGGGTGGTCATGCAAATCAATTTGAACATCTGCAATTTTAACTGTAGCTCTTGGGCTATAATGTCCGTACATATATATTGATAAATAAGTACTATCCAAATCAACAACACTATTTGTAGTAAATGTATGATAAACTCTCTGCCATGTCCTTAGTTTAGTATTGTATGAAGTTGCACTACTCGCCTGCCCATCCCAAAAGTTATTTGAATTATCAGAAGCTCTTCTCCTATATAAACCTGCCTTTGCGTGTTTACTAAGATTATCTACCCATTGTAACCAAGAAATTGTGTACTTACTTCCATGTGTTAATCCTAATGTGTTCCAAGATGGTAAACCAGTTCCAAAACTTTTAGCTTTCCATTGGCCTGATACCAAATCTTCCATTACTACGACTGGTTTATTCAAAATTGGGTCATGTTGCCAATGTGCGTGATAAGTATTTGTATAATCAGTAACGCCTGTGTTAACATAAGTTTGTAATCTATTTCCGTTTATATCATATGCTTTTATATCATTGGGGTGTTTTTCTGCAAACGTACCTTCCGATGAGTAATTAGCAGCTTCTAATGGAAATTTTCTAACTGCGTTTTGATTTGCAATATAATTTCTAGCACTTCTTCCTTTATAGAATCTATTATTACCACTAAATGGTTTGAAAGTTTCAAAAGCTAAACTACCAGATGGAAATTCACCTGTATCATATCCGAATACCAATCCAGTTGTTACTATATTTGGTCCTGTTTTCATATTATAATCCGAATCTTTTTTTGTATGCGTTGAAGTTTAGTGCTATTTCAGTTGTTGATAGTGTACGGTTGTATATTTTGACTACTGGTATATTTGCATAGCTTTTACTGAAACTGCCATGACCACCTATGTAGTGGTCGTAGCTAAGAGGATTAGTGCTGCCATCATATACAACTGGATTACCTATACTTGCTTTATTAGCCCAATCTTTTACTCCATCACTAACTCCGTTAATAAAGTACTCTACTGTTTTTGCTCCAGCATCTCGTACACAAACTATATGGTGGTACTTTGTAGTATCTGTAATCGTTGCTGTACTTGATACATCTCCATGTGTAGACCCATCACCAAATATTAATATTAGTTTATTGTCATTATAATGTTCTAACCACATCGCATGTGCGTAATCACTTCCTGTGGGGTTATTGTCTGCTATAATTGGGTTTCTTCTATTAATACCTAATGGTTGGTATATAACTTCTTGTGTCATACTACCTACATCTAACACATCATCACTTCCTATATCAATATAATCATCAGTTCCATCAAATGTTAGTTGAGCATTACTATCAAACGATACATTAGTTAAATCGATTTCTGTTGTTTCTTTTAAATCTATCAGAGATTGTGTTGATGAACGATTATCTTCAACATATGGTGTTGAATGTGTACCCCTCATAGCTTGTTGACCTGCTACATATACATCTGTAGTATTAAGTACCCCTCTAACCGCTACCCAATATGATGTAGCTGAAGCGTTTACAGTTCTTGTATAATTATACCTAACCCATTCCTCAGTTAATGTAATAGTACTGGATGTACCATACCCACTTTGGTTATCATAAATAGTAAGATGGCAAGTTCCAGAACCTTTTAAATAAACACTATAATTAACCGAATCCCCTCTAACATCTATCGAGTAAGAACTAAATCGACTGTAAAGTTGGTTATTAGAACTACCATCTATTCCAGTAAATCGAGAGTATTTTCCACCAGGTACTGATGTATCTACTACATTTGTTTCGTTGGCAGTACATCTATATACAACTTCAGGATATGATGATGTAACAGTACCACTCATATCGTATATTAAGTTTTCTGTGGTTTGGCCTTTATTAAATCTATATGAATTATCATTATTTACCATAGGATATCCAGTATCATACCCGAATACCATTCCATCTAATGATATGTTTGGTCCTCCGAATGTTCCCATATTATTCTCCTTCTACTTCAGATATCCAATTACTTCCTGTGAGTACATTTCGTATCTCTGTATGATTATATTCTGTATAATCTGAACTATAGATATCAGGTCTACCATATACACCGGCTGCAGTAGTATATGTTTCATCTTTATCTGTTTCTGGATTAAGATATGTGGTATCAAAGGAAGAAGTTACTACATTTACTTCGTATTTTACAAATGTTAGTGTTCCATCATTAGATACTCTCAATTTATCAATTGATGGTTGATGTACTTGATTAAAGTTGATAGATTCTGTTAAATTTGTTGGTATTACTAACCATCTTCTGTTTTCAAACATAATTTTCCCTTTTATAATTAAAATCCATCTTTTAGAACATTGTAATTTTGGTTTACTTCATCGGATGTTAATGCTCTATTATATAACGCATAATATGGTAACGAACCTTCCATCGCATAATTACCATTATAATATGCCCCAATACTTACAGGTTCAGATGTATTTTGTGATGATACTGTATTAGTTCCAGTTGCCTGTACAACACCGTTTACATAAACTTTTCTACCCATTGATGTAGAAGTAACACATATGTTATGGAATCCTGAAAGTGCAGTATCACCTGTGCTTAAATCACTACCCCCAGTTCCTTGAGTTCTAAATACTAAGGATGAACAATAATAAACTTCCCAAGAAGAACTCCATTTAGTCATAGCAGTACATCGGTATGTATCTTGTCTAAACCAAAATGATATAGACATTCCATTTGTTATTAAACACTTATCTAAAGAATCACTATTAGGAATAGTTACATAATTGTTAGCTGTACTATCAGAAGTTCCAACGTGTCTATCATACATCATTAATTTAGTAGTAGTATCGAATCCACTAGTACTTCCTGCAGATGGGCCTGTGAAATTAACTAAAGTACCATTATTACCATTACCACTTAAATCATACCAAGTAGTTCCAGTACCAGGATATGACCTACTGCTTCTTGAATCTAACAAAACAGTTAACCCATCTCTTACTATATTTGGCCCTCTGAATATTCCCATAGTGTATATCTTATCTATTAAATGATTGTATCAATAAATATAGAATAATTTATTATTAAATAAAAAAACCCCCTACATTTCTGTAAGGGGTCTTTATTAATTTAATCCGATTGAATTAATGTTTGAAGTTTTACTGCAGTTTCGTAAACTATTTGAACATCTCTTCCTTCAAAATTAGATTTGGCAATCAATTCTAAGAGGAACTCTAATTCTGTTTTAGATAGAGATATTTTTTTAGTATTCTTACTTTCAGCTTTACTTCTTAAACTTTTAAAATCTTCCATAATTTTTTTTATAACTTTTTTTAGTTTCATTAGTTGTTTACAGCGTAAATATATATTTCACCTTCATCTTCATTGATAAATATGTTACCATTTTTAGCGTAATTAGAACTTGCTTCTTCAACACCAGTACCTGAACCTACAATAACTGCTGCAGCGAATGCATCAGCTGCAATTGTAGTTTGTCCTGCGGTTGCTCCACTAAAATCAAATGCCCATCTATCGTTGGAATCATCCCAACCGAATGCTCTGTTATCTGCACCATTAACTACAAAACCACCATCTCCATTTGTTGATGCGCCTCTGTTTAATTCAATGAATTTATCTGCAACTGCTAAGTTAGTTGTATCAATAGTAGTAGTTGTACCATTTACATCTAAATTACCAGCAATAGTAATTGTATCATTAGAATCACCAATTGTTAATGCGTTAGATGGCATCCCGCCACCAAGAACACTCTTAACATCAGCTGCTGAAAGTGAGTAGTTATTTGCTGTTGTTGAAATAACACCTGTAGATGAATTATATCCAATCAAACCAGTACCAGAAAGATTTGCTCTAACTTGTGCTGCTGATAATTGTGTATTTGCTGTACCTGCAATTGTTACTGCACCACCATCTTCACTAAGAGTAATATTACTTCCTTGTGTAAGGGTTAGTGTTTCACCTGAAGCTAATGAGTTTGTAGTTTCACCATCTGATACTCTTATACCTCTAACTGCTGTTTGTGTATTAGTCCACGGAACGTTAACTACCGCTTGTCCAGCTGAGTTTAATTGTAAACCATAAGTTCTACTAGCAGTACTTGATACTGAGTTAGCTGCTACTGATTGGTCTGTGTTACTAAATAATTCGATACCACCTTTTGCAGTTGCTGTTGCTTCTGGTAAAACGTAATTGTTAGCTGTCGTACTAATAACACCCGTTGAATTATTATATGAAATCAATCCAGTACCAGAAATATTTGCTCTAACTTGTCCTGCTGTTAATTGTGTGTTAGTATTTGTAGTATATGAAGGAGTACCAAATGTACCATCATGTTTTAAGAATTCTCCTGCCGAACCTGCTGTTGGTACATGACCGTTGTTACCACTACCTATTAAAGTTCTAATAGTTGCTGCACTATTTTGAGTGTTTGTGTTCGTTGTAAATGTAAGATTATCTTGCATATACTTCGCCATTCTCACCATAGAAGCTTTTCTATTCTTCCCAGTTCCATCAATATCTACTGCTAATAAACCTGCATCTGCTAAATCTGTTCCTACATCAGTAAGTCCATCAATATCTAAGTTAAGTGTTTGTGTGTGAGTTCCTGTTGATGTGTTCACAGAACCATCTAAACCAGAACCTGCAGTAATATTAACTGCTGCGATATCACCTGAACCGGCTCCGGCTCCAATATCAGCTCTTACTTCTGTACCTGTTCTGAAGTCAACGTTTCCGCTACTATCTAGAACAAGAAATTTGTCTGTATCCGTACTAGCGTTTACAACAGATGCTAACTTCAATGAAGTTACATCGGCTGCCGAACCTGATACGAGTACTTTTTTCCATTCTGCCATTTTTTTTCCTCTTTTTATTTGTTTGTTAAAATGCCTTTACTATAATAAATATAGTTTTTAAAATTATTACTATTATAAATATACGAAAAAGTTGCTTCCACTAACTGATAGAGCTCCTTTTGTTCCTGTTGGTAATGCTGAAACTTCTTTAACTATTAACGTACCATCTGAATTAACTACTATTTTATCTTGCCCACCCACACTAATTGTAAATACATTTTCAGAAGGTGATTGGTTTTTTATTAAAGTTAATGATGATGTTACTGCTCCAGTTAATTCAACTGAACCTGTTATTTGTGCGTTTGTTGTTACTATAGATTCTAATGAATCAGAACCATTATTTTTTTTAAAAAATAACTTACCATCAAAAGTATTGACAGCAAGTTCACCTAGTGTTAAATCTGATACCGATGGTACTTTTGATTCAACACTACTTCTTTTTAGTTTTATTTCGTTTGCAGCCAATTTATACCCTAATTATTGATTAAAAGTTACCACCATCTAAACTAACGAAATTAATACTTCCCGTTATATTTAGTGAACCTGTTATTTCATGTACATCGGTTTGCTCATCTCCAAATATATTAGAACCTGTTGCTAATGATATAGATTGTGATACTATATTTGTAACTACCTTAGTTGCTGTTAATTCACCAATGTTTAAGTTCTGTCCTACTAATCCAGCTACTATTTGTGCTGAACCACTAACTAAATTATCTACTTTTTTATTTAAGATGTGAATAACATTACCCATATTTGAATGAGATTGACAAACATAATATAAAGTATCAGGTGCATCGAATTGAACATTGAATTCTACATTACCACTTTGAGTACCTAAGTTAGTTAATCCATCTGTATATTGATTTCCTGAATCATAAGCTCCAGTTGTTGTTTGAATACGGAAAGGATGACCTGATGCGTTTACTGCGAATCTGTATTTTTCACCTCTCATTAAGTATATAGCTGGATTGTTTTCTGTTCCACTCAAACCAGGACCTGAGAAAGTATATTTTCCACCTGCTGCTGCTACATTCCAAATTGATGTTCTAGTTGCTTCTGCTTCTATACTATCTAAATCAACTGCTTGAGTTACGGATATAAAACCTACTTTATTTTTATCAGCCGTTGGATAAGTAACTTTAGCCGTATTAGCAGTTACTGCTGAATTAGCCGCTACTTCAGTATCAAAATCTGCTGAATCAAATAATTGAGATACATTAATCTTTTTCTCTGTTCCAGCATCTGATAATATTAATTTATCAGTAGCTTCTACAGTTATTCCTGTCCCATCTGTTTGGGAATCTATATCTAATGAACTACCAGCAGTATTAATTGTAATTGTTTTAGTTGCACCAGTTCCAGTAGCTGTAACTGCGTTACCTACGAAGTTAAGTGTTGTAGCTGCCGTTGATAATGCTGAACCTTCGTCTTTTATTGTGATATCACTACCACCACCACCGATTGAACCATCATCGATTTGTGAACGAAGTGTTCTACCAATATATTGATAAGCCGTTATGTAAACAAATTGATTTGATGCTGGTTGATTACTACCAACCCAAGTTAAAACACCAGTTTTAAAATCAAATACATAATGTGCAGGGTCTGAAGGTGATGCGCTAATCCCAGCAGCTGTTGCTGATGTATCTTTATATACAACAACTTTATAACCTGGAGTTGAACTCTCAGTATTATTTGGTGAATCACTAGCAATTATATATTTTGGTGATATAAAGTTTGTTTGTTGGTCAGTTTCAATTAATTGGTCTGAAGTTACCGTATCAGATACAGATGAAGGGTCTGAAGTTGTGAAGTAATATACTTCTCTTTGCCCATCAGCTGCTTGTTTTAGTTTCTTTCTATAGTGGTATTTTGCAACGGATACATTGGGATTTATAGAAGGATTAACAACACTACCAGATACAACTCCACCATTTTGTGATGAACCACTATATGCTAATTGTGCACTACCTGTTGGAATAAGACCATCATCTGTTAATATTTCACCTGCTCCCAAATCAAATACATCTGTAAATGCTTCTTGTCCAAGAGATAGATTATCCGTTGTGAATCTTCTACCTTGTAATAATCTCTCCGACCTATTATCTGAATTATATGCCATTTTTATTCCTCTTTATTACGATACTGAAACCGTTATTTGTTCCAATGTTTGTGATGGTGTTCCTTTATATCTAATAACTAACCAAATTTTATCATTTGAAGAGTTAATTGTTTGTCCACCTGCGTTATTTAAACCTAATGTTAATGTTCCGTTTGAATTTGTTATTGATGAGAAATCACCTTTAATAGCTACATTATCAGAAAATGGATTCATTGCCCCATTTGCCGTTGTGTTCAAACTACCACCATATGATTGATTACCTTTAACTGCATCGAATATAGTTGATGCAGATGAACCAAACATAACACCTACTGCTATTTTATTAGCAACTGTACTATCAAAGTTTACAAAATCAGCTGATGAGTTTGGGTTCATATCAATTGTTAATGTACCTTTGTTGTTTGTAGCGTTTGTATCAAATTCTCTTACATACCATTTGTAATGTCCTGCGTTATATGCCGAATCATCATACCAATACCCATTTGCCGATTCATGATTAACTAAGTACCCTGGCTTAACTTGCAAACCTTTTCCATCACCATTAGATAATGCAGTTGCACTATTCCAGGCGTTTGATAATGCAGTTGATGTACTGATTATTCTTCTATAAGTTTCATTAGTAAATCTTTCTACTAACGTAGTTGATGCAGTTCCACCACCAAAGTATCCCATTGAACCTCTAGCACCTGCTTGCCCGAATGTACCTGCTGTATGTAGTGTTGGGGTTTGAGTATTTAATGTACTTTGTACACCTTCGTTGTTTCTAGCTCTTATACCTAATGTAAATGAAGTATCACTAAATCCATTTTCAGTTATTGTGTTACCAGTACCACTAATTGAATAAGTTGCACTAATATGTACTTTATCATTCCAAGTTGGAATAGTTCCAACACTTCTAACAGGACTTCCAGTAATATCTTTTACCATACCTGCTGTTTGAACTGTGCCACCATTTGTTGATAATGTATCGTTACCAGCTGTTTTTGTAATTGTATATCCACTTGTACTACCAATTGCTACATCTACTGCCGTTGTTGATGCTACATATAATGGTTCGAACAACTCACTTATCACTCCCGTTAATAACCAAGTTCCACCGTTTAAATAAGGTGCGCCTGATAATGAGGATGATGTTGCTGTTTGTTGTACAACTGCTTGAGAACCTATAGCTCCACCTGTATGGTTACCAATGTTTGTTTGAATAGATGACATTGGTGCCCAAAATATTTCTTCACTTGCTGTTTTATCTACAAATGATGCTTGAGAACCAGTTTTGATTCCAATTGTTGTATTTAATATATAAGTTCCTGATGCTGATACTGATGTGTTTGCTTCAGTTGTCCATCCCATAATGTTCTGTCCATGAACTCCAACAAATTTACCATCTTGAAATGCCGCAGGTATAACTGCAGGATTTACAGTGTTAATTTTAGCTATTGTTACACCATTTGAAGTTGAGAATGATGAATTGCTTAATGTTACTGTCGATGCTGATGTTTCTGTTTGAGTTCCAGTATTATTATTGTTGAATCTGAATGCATGAGTTCCTTTTACTTGAAATGCACTAGCATTACCACTATTTAATCCACCTAATCCAAATAATTGTGCATCTGCTGATGATTGTACTGATGTAGAACCACCTGCTACCGAATTATATGATACATTATATCCAGTATTATTATAAATTGTTTTTCCTGGAAAGAGTGTTCCCCCAATTGTTGCGAATCCTTTACTTATTAAGTAGTTTGTATCATCTTTAATATTATCAGTTGGAATATGTCCACCTATCGCTGAAACAGTTCCAGTATTTGTTTTAGTTTCGGATACCGAACCTAATGTTTTTGAGTTTGCTGTTGGATTAGCTGCTGATGAGGATAATAATCCTGCAACAAATCTTAAAACTTCAGATACATCTGTATCTTTTGTGAAGTTATTAAAATATGAACCATCTAAATTAGCTCCCCAATCATTTGATGTTGGTGTTCCAACATTTGTGTTTAAAGCTTCAATTTTTGATGAAACTTCTAATGAACCTGTTATTTGAATATTTTTTGTAGTTCTTTCTAATGCTGCTGTTATTGGTGTAAAAATACCACCACCACCAAACCCTGCAGCTACAGCTGATGCTGAAACTTCAGTTGCAAAGTTGTGAAGTGAATTTTTTGTTAAAATTATTTCAGAGTGACCTGATGTTCCATCAGAATGTGCATTTAGAATGTATAATTTTTTATTTGTTGAATCATAGTATGGTAATCCATCTAATGTAGTACCATAATTAGCAGGTTTTACCTCTGGAAGTCCGGCTCCAGTGTATAATTTTGATATAGGTGCGTAATCATTAGCCGCTGTTGAACCACCCGGCTTACCGATATAAACTATCGGTCCATCTACCTTACCATCAACCGAACCACTACCGATTACAATCTCTGCTTCTCCAAATGAGGTGATGTTCCTTACGGATGCTACCGAACCTCTTCTATGTTTTATTGTTTGAGCCATATTTTTATCCCATTACTTGTATATAGTTGTACTATTACCTTAATTCTTTTTATAAATATTAACCATTTTAGAAAAACCCACCACCATCTATAGTATCTAGCGTATTTCCTACTTGAATAGATGCTGATGCTATATAACTTCCTATTTGTTCTTCTAAAACTTTTAATCTACCCTTTACAACCAATGCGTTTCCTGCATCAGATGCTGATGTTTGTGTAAATACGGATTGTCCGTTTACAGTGAAATCACCTTTGATATCCACACTACCAGTTACTTTTAAATTATTTGATGTCATCAAATGTGTATATGAACTTGGGCTTTGAGAACCAGTATTCCATATCGATGTACCACCGGCACCCCCACCACCTAAACCTGCTAATGAAACTGTGTTACCATTTGATATACTTAAATTGTTTCCAGCCAATGTTAATGTTTGTTCTGAACCTGTTCTATCTGTTGTTGAATAACCCAGCGATGTAATTTGTGCTGATGATGATATAGTACCTGTTGGAAGAGCTGCTGCTGTATATCCAACTTTAGCAGTATTTGCAATAATAGCATTTTTCTGATTAACTGTGATTGTAGTTGGTTTGTTTAATATAGCATCATAATCTATTTGAGATGAACCACTCACCAAGCCAGTTGGTAATTGACCTGAACCACTAATAACACCTGATGGTAGTAAACTCTTTACTTGCGCAGAACCACTTAATACATTTTCAGTATTTAATTTACTTTTAACTGCGGAATCAGTATATCCAACTTTAGCAGTGTTTGCAACGATGGCATTTTTCTGATTAACTGTGATTGTAGTTGGTTTGTTTAATATAGCATCATAATTTACTTGCGATGAACCACTTATTGTTCCTGATGGTAGCTTAGATATTATCTGTGCTGAACCACTCACCGTTCCACTAGGTAATAAACTGATTACCTGTGCTGAACCACTTACTAAATCATCACCTGTTTCATTACCATACCTAATATCAAATTCCGTTGTTAATTGAGCAGATGAACTAATAACAGTTTCTGCATTTAATCTTGTTTTAACATTAGATACAAAATTATCTCTAACAGAATTGTTAGCTAGTATTGAATTTTTTTGAAATGGGGTTATAGTCGCAGGTATATTACCAAGTGAATAATAATCAATATTAGTCAACTTACTACCATTACCTTCAAAACTTCCACTAAATGAACCTGTATAATCTGGCACGCTTTTCCCTTAATTATTTTTGTTACTTAACTATAAATATAATATTTATTAGTAATCGGTTAGTAATGTTAAAATTTCATCCAAAGATTCATGTCTATGGTTATCTTTTAACATTATATCATACACATATTTTGAACCTTTTAATTTAGGAATTTCATGTATTGCCGAATCATTATTAAATTTCAAATCACATTGTTGTTTATCACCACATAATATCATAGTAGAACCTTTTCCAACCCTACCCAACACCATTAATAGTTGTTGCTTAGTTAAGTTTTGAAACTCATCTACTATAACTATGGAGTTATCAAAAGTTCTTCCTCTAAAATGTGATAAAGATACTAATTCTATTGATTCATCACTTTCCATTTTCTGTAATACGTTTGGTTTGTTATAAACTTTTCTCATATTAGCTCTAATTGGAACTAACCAAGGTTCCATTTTTTCTTCTAATGAACCTGGTAAGAACCCATTATCCTCATTTGATACCGTTGGTCTTGTTATTACAATTTTATTTACATTCCTTTTAAAAAACATATCCAATCCTATTTGGCATGCTAATAGAGTTTTACCACTACCTGCTTTACCTATCACAAAATTGAAAGGATGATTTAAAATTTGAGCTTTTGCTCTTTTCTGTTCTTCCGATAAAGATATCGAAAATCTCACATTACCTTTTGGTGGAGTTTTGTCTTTGTTTTCAGCCATACTTTCCTTTTTCCAATGATTAAATAACTCTTTATTATAAATATGAATTAAGCATAAAAAAAGGGGAAATTTCTTTCCCCTTAATTTAAAAACTAATCAATAATCAAATGATTACTGAATTCTGTTTAATGAATCTACATATACTTTACCATAGAACTCACCTCTTAACATCTTCTTCGCGTAACGTGTCATAACACCTTTACGTGGAGTGAAGTTTTTAGGGTCATATACTAAAGGAGTCATAATTAACGGAATGTATGGTGCGTAAACCGCTCCAGTTTCAAGGAATTGTGTTCCTCTGTAACCCATTAATATTACGTTCTCTTTCATGTAAGGATTCTTATATACTTGGAATCTACTATTTAATGAACCAACTTTTGATACACCAAACGCAAATTGAGCATCACCATTGTCAGCTGAACTAGCATAACCTGGGATAGATTCAATTATTGTAGCAACATCTGGAGATACAACTAAGAAATTAGCTCCACCTCTTAATGTTTTTTGGTGAATAGAGTTAGATACACCAGCGATTACAGTACCAAGAGTTTGAAACCAAGCTCCCTGATTGTAAGCAGATGCGCCATATTCAGCGTTATCCATTGCTGCAAATGCAGTACCATTCCATACTCTACCAGCTTTAGCTGACCAGTATCCTGTTGATTTAGCATCTTGCATTAACATGTCTAATATTTCAAAATCGATTTCTTGCGAAATGTATTCTGATAACATAGAAGTTAATTCAGCTTCTGCATCAATTGAATGATAAGCGTTTAAATCCTGTGCGAATTCAGGAGTCCATTGTGCTTTCAACTTTCTAGTCTTAGCAACTATAGGAAGAGATTTCATCTCTACGTTTAGTTCTGGAATACCTAAATCAGTAGCATCAGAATCTTTATTCTCAAAATCACCTCTTGAGATATCATCTGGTTGTGATTGATACTGTACTTTCATTTTGTTAGCTGCAACGATTGCACCTTTAAGTACAAATACAATATTACCACCACTTAACTTAGTAAATTGTGGGAAGTTATCACTAATACCCGTTCCAACTACTCTAAATCCTCTGATACCTTTTTCATCAAATCCAGTCAAAGATGCTGTAGGAATAGTCATTGTAAATACTGCACCAGCTGCTTTTAAAGCATCACCATGAGATGCTGAAAACGCTGTATCATAGTTATAAACTGCTGGAGCTACTGCTGAACCAGTTTGGAATTGATTTGCACCAACCGCACCTAAAGTTTGTTCTGCAGAATCAGAATCGTTAATTGAGTATCCAAATCTACCTGCACCATATAAACCACCTGATGGGTCGTTTTCAGTTTCAGTTACACCGAATACAGAATCAGTCTGTTCTTTTGGTGTTCCAGTTGCGAAACCTGGTTGAGCCGTACCATATTTAAAATCTAGATAAAATACTAGACCTGATGGTAAGTTCATTGGTTGTACTGATACGAAATCTTTTGCTACGATTTCACTAAATATTCTTCTTACTAATGGTAAAGCTACACCTGCCCACTCTTCTGAGTTTGCTGTAGTTCCAGTAGAAGAAGCTTCTTTTACTAATTGCTTAGCTTGGTTTTCTAAAAGTGTTGCAACGCCAGCTTTTTCAACTTCGTTTGCGATTCCTTCTAAAAGACCGGTTTTTTCCCACTTACCAGCTAAAGCTCTTGTTGCTTCAGATAGTCTTGCGGTGTGAGAAGAACCTTCATTTAAAATGTTTTTTAAATCCATTTTTTTTCTCCGTTATTAATCTTATTAATTATTTTAAACCTGCTAGTTTTTTCCATCTAGCTGATAATTCATTGCCCTCAGAAATTATTTCTTTCTTTGGTGCTGAACTTTTTGTTGCTTTAGAAGCATAACCTTCTTTAACAACTGTTCTTTTCTTTTTAGCAACGTTCAAATTTTCTGCTAAAGTTGAGAATACCAATTTCACTTCTCTTACTGATGAAGTTCTATCGAAGTTTTCAAGTACTTTTACTTTTTGTCCTTCGTTTAAATCAAAAGTTCTGAATAGTTTGTTAGTGAAAAGTAACTTAGCGTTCAACAGATTTACTTCATTGATAGTTTTTTGTAAACTTTCAATAGTAAGGTATGCTTCTTCTAATTCATCATCTTTTTTACTATCTTCTTCTTCAGATTCTTCTTCTGATACTTTTTCTGAATCATCTTCCATTTCTTTCAAAGTTCTAATAACTTCGTCTAAATCGATTTCTTCTTCATCATCCATATCATCTTCTTCTTCTTCTTCAGTAACAGCTTCTGCATCTTCATCTTCATTAGCATCTTCTGATTCGTAAGTTTCTTCAGTTGATTCTTTATCTTCTTCAGATACATCATCATCAGCCATTTCAGCTTCTAATTCAGCGATTACAGATTCTAAATCTAAATCATCTTCATCCATATCTTCATTAGATACTTCTGAATCTTCTTCAGATTCTTCTTCTACTGGTACTTCATCTTCTGATTCGTAAGTTTCTTCAGTTGATTCTTTATCTTCTTCGGTTACTTCTTCTTCAGTAGGTACTTCTTCTTCAGCTTCCTCTTCAGCTACCACCACTTCTTCTTCGTTAGATTCTTCGTCAGATTCAATTTCATCTTCAACAGCTACTGCTGCATCCGCTTCCATTTCATCTTCCATTTCATCTTCATCAGCTTCTTCAGCTAATTTCGCAGAAATCATTGATTGTAACTTTGGAGTGAACGCTTCTTCTAGAGCTAACTTAGCATTTGCTAGAGCAGTTTCTTTAACGGCTTTTGCATCAGCGATAGCTTCAGATAACAAATCTTTTCTATTTGCCATAATTGTTCTCCTTAAATTGTTTTTGGAAATAAGATTATTAGAAATCTTAATAGAATATTATTTACTAATATATTTAATCACTTATTGGAAAGTGATATTTTTATCTACTATAAATAGTGTAGTTTAATGGAAACCATTAAAAAGTGTTAACTATTTAATTTTCAAGCTGATTTCTTCGCCATTCGGCTCTTACCGCTTGTTGCATTTTCTTTCTTTTGATAGCTGATGGTTTAAGGAATTCCTTACGGTCTTTTAATTCTTCAAGCTTTCCACTATCTTTCATTTTTCTTTTAAATGTCTTTAGGGCTAGTTCGATATTTCCGTTAACTACCCTTACTCCAGTATAACAACCTGGAATCTCCATATCTTCACGTCTAATTTTTTTGTAGGGTTTTTTAAACTTCTTTTCGTTTTCTTGCATATTATAATATAAATGTTTGTAAAAAAATACACCTACCACATTGTTGTTGATAGGTGTATATAAATATCTAAATAAATTTAGTAAAATTACTTTTCCATTCCTCTGAATGATTTAATTTTATATTTTTTGTAAAGTGCACCTATCTCTTTATGAAATGGTAACATTTGTTGATTGTAAACTTTAGCTGATTGGTCTTTCAATTGAACCATTTGAATTATATCGTGGTCATCAGCTTTCTTAGCAAACTTAGTTCCAACATAACCTGATGCATGTTTTCTGATTACATCCGGCTCAGGAACTTCATTGATAGTACCTTCATTAACTCCTTCAGATAAATCATCAATACCCTGCTTCATATCTCCAAATAGTTTTCCAAATTGTTTTTGTTGTTTGGAATCTAATTTTTTAATATTCTTTAGATGTTTCTTTACCATAAAAGATAAATCAACTGAAATATCTTGTAATATATCTGAGTAATCCATTGTGGTTATCCTAGTTTCTTTAGTGAATGTGTTTCGGTTGCAATCCAATTTTTTTCAACACCAGCCATCTTAGCTGCTTTCTTAATAGCTTCAACTGTATTTCTTGCTTTCACTCTATATACATTCTTCTTAGATAGTTTAACACCACCAAGATTCATATCAGAAAATCTCATTTCCCAAGT